TGGCGCGTCCCTTGGCCTGCGAGATCGATACCTCGATGTCGCCGGCAATTAGTTTATCCGTGCCACGCATGGCAAGCTCGCCCTTCAGATCCTCCTTCAGGTTGTCCTGCTCCGCCTTCAACGTATCGATCTGATCCTTGATCGCGACGTAGCGGACGGCACTGCCTGAAGCGCCACCACTTACCCGCTTGCGCGGTGCTGCGCTGACACCACATACCTCGGTAAACGAACAAAACTTACATCCTCCGTCGCGCTTGCCTTCGCGATCTAAACCGTCAGCGGATGGCGCGGTAAATACGCGCTTAGCCTTCTTGGCGTAGCTGTCGAGTATCCCGTTATCGACGCCGATCTTAAATTCTTGGATGGCATTAAAATTAGAGGCGTCCATGTAAAGCAAGCGACCCTGCTTCACCGTGTAGTCGGTATCCTGATTGATCAGGGCCATCGCAATCTTAAATTGGATCAGGTGGTTGACCTTCGGCAGGTTCCGCAGATTGGTGCGGGGGTCGATGGTCTTAATCTCCAGACCCTCCCAGTCACCGTCGTCGATCTTGATGACACCGTCCGGCGTCGCTGACAGGCGGCGCTTCTTGTCTTGCAGGCTGCGCTGATTGTCGCCGATCATATCGAGCGCGACGCTGTTGTTAGCAGCGAGACTGTCCGTGACGTAGCTCTCACCGTGGGAGCCGCGACGTGCGTATCCCCAGTCCTGCTCGGCTGCTGCCTCCGGCGTATGTTTGTTGTACCAGATCTTGCGGATACAGTCGCCTGCCTCCGAGCTGTTCAGATACTCGGTGCGCTTAAATCCCCAATCGTGCCGCGCTTCAATAGCAGAACGGCCCTGCATAATCAGATTTTTCATCTCAGTCTCCTCCGTCATCTCTTATACTCTGGTTCGGCTGGGGGGTCAAGCGGCGCAGCGCAGTAGTGATACTGGCACGCCTCGTCTGCAGCCCACTGCCGATCCAGCGCATAGCCGGCGGCGAGGAGGAGCAGCGCGAGACCTACCCCTAAAACGACGACCTCCCAAAGACTGATCATGCTTTTTTATCTCCCATGGCTGCGGCGTGCGCGCCGCGCTTTGTGTTGCTGATGCGGCGCACCGCCTGTGATAGTTTGTCGTCGCTCTCGAGGATATCGACGTGTACGTGCGCTGTCTGACCGATGCGGTGCAGGCGAGCAAAAAACTGGTCCATCACTGACGGCGACCAGTCCTCCTCGACGACGATGATGCGGTTGCCGCCATGCTGCAGGTTGAGGCTGACGCCCATCGCTGCGATCTGTCCGATCAAGGCATCTAGCTCCTTGGCGTTAAACGCATCCTGCAGTCGAGACTTTTCGTTTGCCGACGTCCTGCCATCGAGGACGCCGACCCGCAAGCCAGACAGCTCGTCGGCGAGGGCGTCGATTACAGAGCGGTGCCAAGCGCCAACCAATACCGGCCCCTGTCCGATCTCGATGCGGTCGCGTATCTCAGCGGCGGCGGAGACCACCTTGCCTTCGCCGATCTTGCGGCGGGCAGTGGCGATGTGCTCGTCGTTGCTGGCTACGGCCTGCTCGATCTGCTGCATAGTTTTGAACCCCGCAAAAATTTCTCGCAGCTCGTCGTCCATATCGAGGCCGATCTGCAGGCGGGTCGTCGTCAGCGGAGGCATCGCTGCCCAGACGTCGGCCAGCTCGCGGCGGACGGCGAGGTTGTCTCCAAACAACCAACGCTTTAACTCGTCAGTGTTGCGCGATCCGACTGTCATTTTTGTAGGGTAGCGAGCTCCGGGAAATTGGCGCGACTGGACGACAGTGTAGCGCAGATTAAAACGATCCGTAGACATGCCGCCGCACCGCTCCTTCATACCGTCGAGATCAGCGCGGCACAGGAAAGGGTAGAGATCATCGTTCCAGCGCGTGATCGGCGTGCCGGTCAGGCACCATGTGTGATCGACGGTGCTGGCTAGGCCGCTATTGCCGAGGATGGCGACCGTGCGCTTTGCTTTGACCGACTTGCAGGCGTGCGCCTCGTCGAGGATCAGGGCGCGGGCCTTGAGACGCGACAGCTCGACCGCGCGCTTGGTGGCGATCTCATACGACATGATCAGGGCAGTAGCTGCGCCATCGATCTTGGTTTTGCCGGTCTTCACGAGCTGTGCGGTGTCGCCGGGGAAGAACTCCTCGAACTCTGACTGCCACATCCGCATCGAGATCGGCGGCCCTATTATAATGACCTGATCTGTGACCAGGTCGCGGACCAAACGGAAGGCCTCGAGGGCGGTCAGCGTTTTACCGCTTCCCATCCCTGAGAAATTACCGGCGAAGCGGCGCGCAGCGAGAAACTGCGCGTCTTCGATCTGATGGGGGAGGAGCGTTTTCATCGCAGCCACTCGCAGATCATATCGGCCAGCTCCTCGCCGTCAACGGCAGGCAGATGCGCAGCAAACAGGCGCATACCAGCTGCCACAACGTCGCAGTTTACGCTTCGAGATAGGCTATAAAACTGCTCTGCTGTGCATGCGGGGTCGCCAGCTAGGGCAACGGCCGCTGCCACTATCTCACGATCGTCAGACCTGGCCGACGATGGGTCGTTGTACATCTCGTAGGTCACGAACTGCCCCCATATTTGTTTTCAAAAAACTTTTCGACGCGCTTGCGCCAAGCCACAAAGTCTGCAAACCCGGCTGCTGTCTGATCGTCTCCGAGGTCGTTGCAGTACTCTGCATACATTTCGTATCTGTTCATCTTCATTCCTCCTTTAGACGACCATACAGCATCAGTCTCTGCTGTCAAGAGACTGACGAATGCAAAACTATTTTGCGTCAGGCTCTTGCATATCAGAGACTGATGCTCTATAACTTGGATAGCAACAACCGAGGAGGAATGAAAATGAACAGATACGAAATTGTTGTGCGCGAGCTGTATAGCGAGCCGACTCCCGAGTACGGCATGGGAGACTACCCAGAGATTAGGCTGGTCTGCGTCGATGTCGTCAGCGCAGAAACCTCGCGCAAAGCGCAGAACGTAGCCAAGAAAGCGAGGCCCGGTTTGCGCTTTGGTGGTAACTTTGGAGCCCGATGCATTAAGGTGGAGAATTGAAGATGAACATCTTAGACCGAATCGAAGCCAACTTCGCCAGAACGAAGACAGCCTGCAAATTGTACGCCACCCCCGCCAGCGCCACCAAGGCCGCAGAGGCCGAGGTCGCCAAGTTGAACTGCTGGCACGGCACCGACATCGACTGCGACTACTTAGTGACGTTCATCCCGAGCCAGCAGAAATACACCGTCGTCTTCTGCTTTGCCAACTGGTTAACTCGCTACGGCACCGGCACCTATATGGGCTGGTTTTCCCAGCGCAACTTTTTCAGCATCTAATCACACCGCCGGGGCTTCGGCCCCCGCAGAAAGGAGAAGAGAAATGAATTTAGATATACCAAAACAATTCGCTCGTGCGCGGACATCTCGACCGCGCAGGCTGAGACAAGTAAAAACGCGGTGGGTGCTGCCGGCGTTGGCCTGTAGCCGCAAGCCGCCACGTGGCTGGGCTACCGCAGTGCAGGTCCGCGTGCATCTGCGCGACGAATGCCCAAGGATTGGAGCAGGCTACCGCACGATCTGGGCCGCACCGGGCCGGAAATGGGTAAGAATCTGCGACCACAATAATAATCGGGGCAAGCTGACGCTCGCGCAGTTTGCCGTAGTCAGGGCTTGATAAACATGCAGATCATCAAGGCGGCCGACGTCAAACGGCTAGCGGTAGCCTACCACGCAGTACTGCAAGACCCGTCGTCGGAAGTTTGGTGGGCAATGCTGCGACGCGCGCAGGCGGACACCGGGGTCGTTTTGCTGAGTGAGCCGGGTGTCCCTGACACGTTGTCGCAGCGCCTACTCTACACCCACGTCCGCGCAACGACCGACTATTGACGAGCAAGAATTAACCCGCCACGATGGCGGGCTAGTTCTTCATTTGCGGTGCGGCCAGCACCGACTACCCCGGAGGGAACCAAAATGCCGGAGGCAAGAAAATTATACGCCGATTTATCGCCGCTAATCAAGGCGGCGCTCGACGTCGCAGCAACTGGTCTGCCAGTATTTCCGACCAATGATAAGACGCCCTGCTGGTCGAACGCTGAACTAGGAGTAGCCAAGGGCGAGGGCGGATACAAAATCGCATCGACCGACCCTGATCGCATCATCGAGCTGTTCTCGCATCGACGTGCGAAAGAAATTGCAGTCCCGATGGGAGAGATGTCCGGCCTGATGTGCGTCGATGTCGATCTGCAGAAAGGAGACCACGTCCACAAGTGGCGCGACGACAACGCCTCGTGGCTGCTCGAGACGAGGTGCCATTCGACGCGCAGCGGCGGGCTCCATTTTTTATTCCGGCACGTCCCAGGCGTGCGCTTCCCGGCGCAGCTCGCGCCCGGCGTTGATATCAAAGCCGGCGGTACTGGATATATCTGTTGGCCGGGTACGCCGGGATATAGCCTGATCGGCGACGTACCGCTGTCGAAGTTTCCCATCGATCAGCTCAAGACCGAAGGCGAGCGCGGGCCTCTTAATCTTACGTCGTGGAATAGTGCGACCGACCACGAGCTGATCGACAAGATCAGATCGGCTGAAGATCTCTACCCCGCGCTGCGGTCGCTGTCGATGAGGTTGCCATCGAGGCGTGGAGCTGACGGCCTGCCATTGAGCAGAGACCGGCAGGTCGAGATCATGCGGGTGATCATGGAAGGTAGCGAGGCTGCCACCCCGACGCACGCACGCCATCAAGACTGGCTGGACCGTCGATCAAAAATCGAGGATTTAGTCGACAGCGCGATC